TGTGCAATATGTCGCAGATATGACATTCAACCCGATCGAAGATGCGAATGGCAATTGGATAATAAGCGGCGAAGAGGTAAGCAGCACAACCATCGACTGGGTTAAGGAATTGCCAGCGATTGAATATGTGCCGAAAGAATCACTATATTTGTAAAAACCAAATCTATCATTATGGCAGGCGTAAAAGTAACCGACTTAACACCCTTAGCAACGGCAGCAAGCGATGACATCTTCTACATCGTTGATACAAGCTCCAACACCAGCAAGCAGATTGAGGTGCAAGACATCTATTCAGGGATGCCGCAGTTCGAGAGCGGAACATTTTCACCAACGGTATCAAATATAGTTCCGAATACGACTATTGTTGCAGTATTACCCGCATTTTATCAAAAGGTTGGAAATATTGTAACAATGTCAACGTTTTTTGATGTATCATTCGGAGGTTCTGATTCAAGCGTTGCGTTTAATATTGACTTGCCTGTTAGCTCAGATTTTACAAATATAAAAGATATCCAGGGCTGCATTGTTCCAGATAACTGGACTGACTTTTTAGGTGCAAATATTGTTGCTGACGATACATTAGACCTTGCTTTAATAACCGTAGATACAGCAACAGCAGGCTCAACTTATACATACATACGTACTGTTTTTCAATACGAAATTAAATAATGCGCAGCACCTCAATTCTCGGGCTTAATCTGATTAAGAAGTACGAGGGATTGAGGCTCTCAAGCTACCTATGCCCAGCCGGAGTGCCGACCATTGGCTACGGCTCGACACGCTACCCGAATGGTAAGAAGGTTATCCTCGGCGAAAAGCTGAGCGGCGAGAAGGAAGCAACGCAATTGCTACTATCCACGCTTGACCCATTCGAGTCGGCAGTCAATAAGCACCTACCTAACCTCAACCAATGCCAGTTCGATGCGCTTGTGTGCTTTGCATATAACGTAGGGACTGGGGCGTTGGTTAAGTCAACGCTGTTGAAAAAAGCCAAAGCCAACTCAGCCGACCCAAGCATCCTCGATGAGTTCCTTCGTTGGAACAAGGCGAGCGGGAAGGTGCTCTCAGGGCTAACGAACCGCCGCCGCGAAGAGGCGAATCTCTATTTCTCACTTTGTAACATTTAGCCCCATCTTGCCCCAACGCCGCGCTGGCGTGTGCGTATATTAGATATGCGAAAAAGGGCTACCAAGCAAAGGCGAATACTCGATGTGATTGTGAAGCACTGGCGCGGCACAATCGGTTCGCTTATGATTCTGGTGTCCATCTTCCTACTTATCTTCAAAGTGATAACAGCCGAGACATTAACCGCCATAATTGCAGCACTATTAGCCGCAGGGTACATACCAAAAGCCAAAAGCGATGCAACAGATTCGTAGAGATACCATCAAAGTAGTGCGCCACAGCAAGCTCAACATTGACACGATGAGCTGGGAGGCTGCTAATGCCGACACCTCATTCGCCCAGGCGAATCGTGAGAGCTTTCAGGCGGTGATGGCACAGCCGGCAAAGGCGAAAGTGCTAACGGCATTCGACACGATTCAGCCGTGTGATGTATCTTTGTACCCAGCCGCCACGTATTACATCCCGAAAACTCACGCTGTAAGAAACGAGCCGGAAATGCCAACGCCTATGAATTACGATATACTCGCAAACGGAATTGTGCTCACCTTCACGATGCTGCTTACCATCAAGTATGCGCTCGGATGTGTGCCAGCATGGCGTTCATTAATTGCGGATTTACGTTCGGTTTAACGTATCTTTGCAGCATGGCATCGCTGCACATCCTTGAGTCATCAATTGACCTCTTCTATGTGATCACCGACAGGGATGGCAACATCGTCACCACGAATGACCTATTTCGCGAATACTCCAGCCACATAAAGCCCGGCAATATCCTCGACATCGCAGCGCAAGATAGCGACCGCGATGAACTGCTTGCAGCCATTCGCAAGGCCCAAACCAAATCGCCCGACCCGATTCGGGCATACGCAAAGACTAAGCAGAAGATTGCATCCGAGCGCTTCAATATGTGGAATGTTTACGCCATTGTAGATATGCTGCACTTCATCGGCATTCAGCTGGTCGATGTTACTTCCATAAGCAACCACGAATACGAACGGCAAAAGATGCTGCTCGAAGAGTTTCGCTTTACCTTATCGCACGAACTTCGTCAGCCGTTGACATCGATCGGTGGATTGGTGAAAATGATAAACGAGCACACTTGGGCAACCGATCAGGAACGCGATGGAGTGATGAAGATGCTCGAGGACAGCGTTGAAAAGCTCGACAATGTGATTCGGCTATTGGTCAAAAAAGCAACACGGCAATTATGAGCAACCTACCGGCCACCGATTGCGAATGCGATGAGCGACTTGTGAAGGTGCTGGCTGTGTACATAGCCGAGAAGGCAATGCCGATTAAGGTGGCGGGCGATATATTGCTCAACGAGCTGCGCGATAAAAGCACTTATCTCAAACGATTAAACGAACTAATCAAATGCAGCAAAGCAACATCAGCACGTTAAGCCTGTTGGCAATATGCCTATTTCTTTTGCTGCTTTTGATGCGCACTTGCGGAGCATTAGGTGAGGCAGAAAGCAATGCGAGGTATCTCGATTCGCTCAATAATGAGTACGCTGTGCGCATTGCGAGAGATAGCAGCAAGATGCACAGCCAAGGCGTGCAGCTGGCAGCGGCAGGCACCAAGCTGCGAGCCTTGGAATTGCGTGAGCCTGAGGTGGTGATCAGGTACCAAACGCGGACCAAGGTGGTGACGCAAGTAGAACTTGGCGAGACCGTGTACATTGATAGCTTTCCGCACCTTCGCCTGCCTCGCACCTTCCATCGGCCGGGTAAGTGGCTCGAGATAGGTGGGCAAATAAGCCGCGCAGGACGGCTTCAGTTGGATTCAATTATCATTCCGGTAAGTTATACCGTTGCGATTGGAGATACGCTGCGTAAGGGCTTCCTATCGCGTAAGCGTGACAAGGTGGTTCGGCTTGGCATTGATAACCCTTATGTAACCGTTACCAGAATGAACAACATAATCGTGGCTGAGCCGCCGAAGAAGTGGTATGAGACACGCGCATTCGCTTTCGCACTTGGTGGCATTACAGGGTTCGCAATTGGTCGAGCAAAATAATTGCGTTGATTATTAAGCACTTGCGATTTTTCGCGCTGGTGGTTTGCTTTTTTCTTTGTTTAAGTATTGTGAAATCAAAATAAGGTTTTACATTTGTCAAACAAAACAACGAAAAAACATGAACACACCAGAACTATCACCAGCGACAACCTTCAAGAATTGGAAGGGCACAGAATTTTTTCACTACAACCACCTCACCGGCACAATGGTGATGGTTGTCAATGACGCCTGCATCAAGGGCCTTTACACCCGATGCGACAGCCAAGCCGCAAACCTTGCACGCCAGTATCACCGCTCGATGGAGCACGGCGTATCACCTGAGAAGCGCATCTATGACCCTTGCAACATGGAAGAATTCCACAATCAGTTTGCATTCGTCACTGAATACCTTCACGAACAATCAACTCAAGCACTTTTAACCTCAATTTAATCTTTAATCATGAAAGCACCAGTAAACTCAGGCGGAAGCCAAACCCGCCAAATCGCACCCGAAGGCGCATATCCTGCGCGCTGCTACCAAATCATCGACAAGGGCACTACCTTTGACGAGAAGTGGGGCAACAAGAAACGCAAAGTTCAATTCCTCTTTGAACTGCCAACCGAGACCGCTGTATTCAGCGAAGACAAAGGCGAACAGCCGTTCTACGTGAAGGGCGTGTTCAACCTAACAATGGGCGAGAAGGCATCGCTGCGCAAGTTCATCGAGTCATGGATTGGCAAGAAGCTAACCGATGCGCAAGCCGCTGACTTCGACATCACCAAGCTACTCGGACATCCAGGCATGATTAACATCGCTCATAATGGCAAAGAGGACCGAGTGTATGCCAATATCATGGGCATCTCTCCGCTGCCGAAGGGCCTTACTTGCCCCCCTGCCATCAACGAGCTGCTGGCCTATGACACAACCGAGCACAATGCTGAGGTTTTCGCAAAGCTGCCGGAGTTCCTTCAGGAAGATATTCGCAAAAGCGATGAATGGATTGCGCGAACTACCGCCAAGCCAGCTGTGCCAGCTCCAACTTGGGAAGCATCAGCCACAGACTTCGATTCACTATTCTCAGAGTCAGACGATAAGAGTCCATTCTAATTTCTAACCACAAAAAAAGCCCGGCATACACACTATAGCCGGGCTTTTACTAATACAAAACACATGAACAGTATCGCAAAGATAACAATTCCGATTGAAAAATTGTATCAATCAATAAATTCTCCCGAGACATTAAATGCTCAGAGGCTAACGGCTAACATTCAGCCAATCGAAAGCCAAAACCAATACACCGCCGCATCCAACGCCATCGCTCAGGTTAACACCGCTGTTAAGGCAATTCAGGATGCGCGTAAGATGGTCACCGGCCCGCTCGATGCCTACAAAAAAGAACTCATGCGCATCGAGTCAGATGCCACCGAACCTCTCCAGGCTTTCATCGCATCCACCAAAGCTGAGATGCTGAAGTACACAGCCGAGCTTAATCGCAAGCAGCAAGAAGAACAAAAGCGCATACAGGAGCAATCCCGCTCGATAGCCGACTTGACCGATCAGCTCGCTGATGTTAGCATCCAGCACAGCCACATCAAAGGCATTCGCACCATCCGTCGCACTCGCATCACTGGCGAAGTGGATTGGATGAAGGTGCTCAGTGTGCTATTTGGTTCGGGAATGTATAAGCCAGAAGACCTCACGCAGAACTTGCTCAAGGCAATGGAGAAGTGCGGAGTGACCGCCATCTCTGGCATCGAGATTTACGAAGAACAAATACAAACCATAACACGATAAAACATGGAAACAATTCAATTCATTCAGACCACGCCAAGGGAGTTGGCTAATCTAATTGCAGAAGCCGTAAGGCAAGAAATAAGAACCTTAAATCGTCAAGTTGAACATCCACCCGCGCCCACCAAGGAGTTAATGACACGGAAGGATGTTGCAAAATTATTTGATGTGTCATTGGTCACCATCCACGAATGGTCTAAGATTGGCATTCTTAAGCCTTACAAGGTTGGGAATCGCACCTACTTCAAATGTATTGAGGTCATGGAAGCTTTATCAAATCCTATTCTAACACCCTAATCATGGCAACTAAAATGACAGCAGTTGAATGGCTGCGACTAACCATTCAGAACAAGCTCGCATCAGAAATGGGGCCTTTCTTTGCAGAGGCATTCGAAACCGCCAAGGTAGTTGAGCGCGAGTACATGATGCAGATGTACACAGCCGGAAAGCTCGAAGGCATAAAAGAAGGTCCGCAAACAGCTAACGAATATTTTACCGAGACATTCAACTCATGACACGCGAAGAATACATAACCTACCCAGCGGTATCAGCAAGCCGAATCAAACGGCACTACACTGGAGACATCAGCTACGCAAAGGCATCGCTTAACTACGGCAAGGACTTCCACTATTCGCTGCTTGAGTGCGACTATTCAGAGATGGGCGATGCAGTGCGCAATACATACGATGCAATTCATCAGGTCGAGCTGCTTGGTGAGCTCTTCGACAAAAGCGAGAAGGAGCGCATCGTGGTGACTGAACTGACCTTCGGGGATAAGACCGTTATCGCCAAAGGTGCGATGGATATCTGCTGGGATGACATGAAAATCATCGCTGATGTCAAGACCACAACGGCGAAGAATCTGCAAGCCTTTGCCGATGACATGATAAAGCACTTCAACCATGTGCAGGCCGTTTGGTATTGCATGCTGATGGGCTGGGACCCGAAAGACTTCTACTACATCGGCGTGCCTCCAAAGGTGAAGAAGTCGGGGCAGTTCAAAGACCTCTACCTATACCGCCACAATCAGCAAGAACTCGACCATGCATTCCAGCTAATCGCAGGCTTTCTCAATCAATTCGATGGCAATTATGGGAAGTAAGCGACACGGCCAGCTTGTAATCGATTACGTTGTGGAGTATTACTCGCACACCAAGACGGCAGAGATTGCCAAAGTGCTTGGTATATCTGAGTCGAGCGTTTATAACATCGCATTCAGGCTCGGGCTAAAGAAAGCACCTGAGTACATTCGAGAGGTGCATGGCAAAGTTGTGGCAATTGCCGGGGTGAAGAATCGATTCACCAAAGGACATAAACCTTGGAATAAAAAAGATGACACACGGATCACTATTTAGCGGAATTGGCGGCTTTGATTTAGCCGCTGAGTGGATGGGTTGGGAGAACATATTCCACTGCGAGTGGAATTCATTCGGGCAAAAAGTATTAAAATATCACTTTCCAAATGCAATCAGTTATGAAGACATTACCAAAACAGATTTCACTATTCACAGAGGCAGAATTGACATCCTCACAGGGGGATTTCCCTGCCAGCCATACTCAATGGCCGGAAAGCGACTTGGAAAAGAAGATGAGCGACACCTCTGGCCGGAGATGCTTAGAGCGATTCGAGAAATTCAGCCGCGTTGGGTTGTGGGCGAAAACGTTCTCGGCCTTGTTAATTGGTCAGGAGGGCTGGTATTCCACGAGGTGCAGGCTGATTTGGAAGCTGAAGGGTACGAAGTACAACCGTATGTACTTCCAGCTTGTGCCGTCAACGCACCGCACCGAAGAGACAGAGTTTGGTTTGTTGCCCACACCAACGGCAATCCAAAGGGAACACCCCGACAGAGTACAAGCACTACAGGAAACCGGAGCGACATCAATGTTCAGCAGAGCGAACGGGGAAGCAAGACCGAACTCAATATTAGATCATCTGCAATTCCACGGGATGCTCCCCACCCCAACGGCAATGGACTCAACCAATGCAACGGCAACGATGAAAAGCAGCCAGGTAAAGGAGGGCTCGATGCACAGTGTAACCCTTTGCCGAGCAATGGCAATGGGGTTGCTACCGACACCATCAGCAATGGAGGACAGAAGCACACCGGAAGCGTGGGATGCGAGATACGAGAGGAAGAAATCGGAAGGGATAAATTTGCAAATTGGGCTATGCACAATGGCGAGGAAAGGGATGCTGCCGACACCAATGGCATCCGATTGCGGAGAGAAAGTAACGGGATTGGAAAATCAAGATTCACTAACGAAGCGGGCGAGATTGGAAACTGGCACAACTTCCCAACTCAATCCTCAATTTGTACTGGAGATGATGGGATTTCCTCCCGACTGGACGGAATTACCTTTTCTAAATGGCGAAACGAATCCATAAAAGCCGGAGGAAACGCCATAGTTCCGCAAGTAGTTCACCAAATTTTCAAAGCTATTGAGCAATATGAAAAAGCAGACAGCAGTTGAGTGGTTGGTCCAATATATCCATTCCGAAGAATATCAAAAAGCATTTGGACAAACATACATTAGCATAGAATTAGTTGAGCAAGCAAAAGCAATGGAGAAGGAGCAGATAAAAAACGCTTACATATTACCATTATCATCAGAATATTGGTTTAAAGACGAAGATTTTTTTCAAACAGAATCCGAACAATACTACAACCAAAACTACGAATCATGAAAAAGCAGACGCGTTTATTAGTTCTATTTGTTAGCGATTATCCATTTGCAGCAAACCTTAAAGAGGTGGGCATATTTGAAACACCTGACGAAGCTTTTAAGGCTGCTATGCCTTACATAAATGATATTTTAGTAAAGGCGATTTTTATAAATCATGACAAACAGTGGTTTCAAATATCATGACCCTTCGCCCCTATCAGGAGACTTTCATCAATAACATCGCAGCGAGCCTGCGCAGCAATCGTAAGGTGGTTGCGCAGCTCGCAACTGGTGGCGGCAAGACCGTGTGCTTCTCTGCGATTTGCGACCGCTTCACAGCCCGCAACAGCACAGACATCCTAATCCTTGTGCATCGTGAAGAACTGCTCCATCAAGCTTCACGCGCCATCGCATTACCCACACAAGCCGTAACCGCTGGCATGAAGTCAATCCCACATGCAAGGGTTTATGTCGCAATGGTTGAGACTGCTTACAAGCGGCTCGACAAGTTCACCAACATCGGGCTTGTCATTGTCGATGAGGTGCATATCGGCAACTTCACCAAGGTAATCGAGCACTTCACGGATAGCTACATCATTGGCTTCACAGCAACCCCATTGGCATCTCGCAAGACCAATCCCTTGCGAAACTACTTCGATGACATCGTGTGCGGCATCGATATCCCCGACCTGATTGAGCAAGGCTACCTTTGCCCAGAGCTGACCTACTCAGCCGCTCAGATTGTAGACCGCGCAAGGCTAAAGATGAAAGCTGGCGAGTTCGATGCAGCCCAGATGGCAACTGCATTCAAAGCACCTAAGTACATCGAGACAACAGTGAACGCCTACAAGGCACACTCACTTGGCCAAAAGACCATAATCTTCAACTGCAATGTCGAGCACTCGATGGCAGTCAATGCAGCCTTCCAAGCCGCTGGATTCAACTCGCGCCATCTTGATGCTGACTCGCCTAATCGGGCTGAGGTGCTGCAATGGTTTGCCAACACTCCCGATGCAATACTTAACAACATTGGCATCGCCACTACCGGATTCGACCAGCCCGACATCGAGACCGTCATCGTAAACAAGGCCACAGCATCCATGCCCTTATGGCTTCAGATGTGCGGGCGCGGTGCAAGGCCGCATAATGTCAAGCTCGCATTCACCATCATAGATCTTGGAGGCAACTGCATCACGCATGGCCTATGGTCATCCCCTCGCAATTGGAGCAATATCTTCCACAACCCGAAGAAGCCAGGCGAAGGCGTGGCTCCAGTTAGGCAGTGCCCAAAGTGCGGAGCTCTGCATCACACCGCAAAGAAGCTATGCGATGCGCAATATCTCGGGATGTTGTTTCCTTGCGGCCATGTCTTCCCAGTAATCAAGCCAAAGGACGAGGCAATCGAGAAGTTCATCCAAGTCAGTAAGGCTATCGATGTAAAAAAACTAATCGAATCAAAGGCACATTACAAAACATACCACTCTCTGCATGTATTAGTTGAGCAAGTTTTTAACAGTGCTAAAAAGATAACTCCCGAAATCACCCCCATAATTCAAGAAAAAATTCATGAACTTGCAAGGCTCTGGTGCAAAGAGCAGAAAAAGCGATTTGATGCCTATCACCGGAAGTTTGTAGACGATAAATTACACACACTATGCTCATCTCACAATACAAAAACATCTATGACAGTCAAGACATTGACATCGAACTCAGCTCCTTTCTGGAAGGAGTCAGAACCGGCAAATGGCAGGACATAGTCTTGCAAGTTAGGTCAACACCTGACAAGGCCGAACGTGACAAGCTCAAGAAATCAGCCCCGCTTGTAACAGTCAGCGGCTCATTCTCGGCCCGAAAGGACGATGCCATTCGAGCGCACTCTGGATTCATCGCCATCGACATCGACAACATCGACAATCCTGAAGACACCAAGAAGCTCGTACAGGGCGATTCTTACGTTTACGCTTCGTTTACTTCCATCAGTGGACATGGACTATGTCTGATAATGAAAATCGATGGCACACGCCATCTGGATGCGTTTAATGGCATCGCATCCTATCTCTACCACACATACCAGCTCATCGTTGACCAGTCAGGCAAGAACGTATCGCGTGCTCGCTTCATCTCTTACGACCCTTGGATTCACATCAACACAAAGGCAATATTATTCAAGAAGTACCTCGCCAAACCGAAGGAGCGCAAGCTCGCAAAGGTCGCTGTAGTCAAAACCGACTTCGATGCCATGATCGCCGCGATGGACCGCAAAGGGCTTAACCTCTGCGAAGATTACTCAGAGTGGATTCAAATCGCATACGCACTGGTGTCCGAATTCGGGGAAGGTGGTCGCGACTACTTCCACACGCTGTCATCGCATTCTTCCAAGTACAACTCCGATGACTGCAATGCCCAGTACACGGCATGCCTGAAGAACCACAGCGAAAGCAAGGGCAAGCGGTCCACAATCGCAACCATATACTACCACGCAAAGCAAAACGGCATACAAGCCTACTCCGAACAGACCAAGGAGATTCTCCGCGCTGCGAGCTCGCAACGTGCCGCTGGACTTTCTCCTGAAGCCATCGTCAAGTCGCTCGAAGTGGCAGGCATCAGCGCGGAAGAAAGCACGAAAGTTGTCAATGAGATAGTAGCAAAGGATATTAAATTCAAATCGGAGAACGTAAGCGCTGACATTGCGGCCTTTATCCGAACTTTTGACCTTAGAAAAAACGTAGTTACGCGCAAGATTGAGCTCAACGGAAGGGCAATCGATGACAGTGACATTAACTCGATTTTTCTCGATTGCAAAGCCGTATTCAAAGAGTCCACAAAAGACCTGGTTACTTCCATTATTTTCTCAAATCGCATCGAGACATACAACCCGCTGCATGAGTTTTTTGAGGATGAACTGCACACCGAGGACGAATGCCCGAACCTTACCCATCTGCTTAACAGCGTAATCACTGACACACCAAATGCAGACAAGTGGATATGCAAATGGCTTGTATCTGTGGTAGCGTCCGCATATGGAAATCACTCGCCATTGGTGCTAATATTCTCAGGTGAGAAGCAAGGCACAGGAAAGACACATTGGTTTCGTTATTTGCTACCCAAGCAGCTCAGATACCTATTCGCTGAGTCGAAGATGGATGCCGGAAAGGATGACGAGATTCTTATGTGCCTGAAGCTAATTATTCTCGATGACGAGTATGGTGGTAAATCTAAGAAGGAAGAGAAGCGACTCAAGGAACTAACATCGAAGGAGTTCATAAACGTGCGCGAACCCTATGGCCGCGTGTCGCTCGACCTTCGCAGGCTTGCAGTCTTTTGCGGTACATCGAACGAAACGCAGATACTTAACGACCCGACTGGCAACCGTAGGCAGATACCTATTCACATACTTGGGATTGATCAAGCTGAGTACAACAAGTGCGATAAGGTTGCCTTATGGCGTGAGCTGTATGCCATGTATCGCAACGGCTGGGATTACACAGTGTTGCGCCAAGATATCGAAGAGCTCAACGAATCAACCAGCGCATTCAAGCATTCGACACCTGAAGAGGACCTAATCTACAAGAAGCTCTCACCTGGAAGCACATCGAATTATGGCGAGTGGATGTCATTGACCGACATTCAGCAATTCCTAATGCTGGAGACGAAGTTCAACTACCTAAACACGCAGCGTATCGGTTCACTCTTATCTGCACTCGGATATCAAAAGGACCGCAAGACTAAAGGCAATTCAAAGGTTACAATGTACTATGTGGGCAAAAATCTCATATAACTGGACAACTTGGACAACTTGCTCAAAAGTAAGTTGTCCGCTTGAACACCCATATTTTACAACTCTTTCAGCCAATATGGACAACTTACAACTTACTTTTATACCTTAACAATATATATACACACACACACACATGCACACACACACACACACATGTTATAGTAAAACGCCTTTTTTTGGCACTAAGTTGTCCAAACCGCTGAAACACTTGACAGCTTTGGGATTCAAGAGATTTTTTGTTAATCATTGGACAACCTCAAGGTTGTAAGCTGTCCTGTCCATGATACCAAAAATTTGTAGATTCTCCGGTTGTAGCAATCCGCAACCACTTGAAAATCTGAGAGTAAATCCAAATTTATCAACTCAGGAAGGTGGAACTTGTCCAAATTGCAAAAAGTTCAGCTGGGTTCCAATTTATGGAAATGAAACTAAAAGACCTGCATCTCAAAAAGATTGCAAAGGCTTTTTAGAAAGAAACAACATAACTCGATGCTGCTTTTGTGGAATTGATAAGCACAGTTTGCCCGATGGCCAAACATTGGAATGCGCACACATCATTGACTTTGCTGATGGTGGCAGCTTCGATGAAAAAAACATCATAGCACTATGCACTCGATGCCATAAATTGCAACATCACATTCGACACTGGTGGATATGAGCGAAGTAAAAGCCCAATCCAAAGCATTCACAAACCTATGGAACGCCCGCCCCGACTTGCGTGGAAGAGTTTTCGCCATCAATAATAACAGCATGAACGGTATCAAGGGAGCAATGAACAAAGCGATGGGAGTTGTGCCTGGCGTTGCCGATATGTGCTACCTGAAGCCGGAAGGTCGGACATGCTGGATTGAATGGAAGACAGACACCGGCAAGCAGTCGGAAGAGCAAAAGCGATTTGAGAAGATCTGCCTATCACTCGGCCATGAGTACCACATAGTGCGCAATGAAGAAGAATTCTTAAACATCATAAACCATGACTAAGTACGACAAGATAATTCACTACATGACCGAGATGCTTCCAGATGAAGCAACGCTTGTGGATGGTCCGATAACCTATACCTCAACGCAACAGGCGCACCAATCGCTTGCGAGGTATCTCACAACAGCTGCGCATGGCACATCAGTGCATCGAACCTACACGATTAAGGCATTGAACTGGCTGATGCTTCTGCATAAGAATAACATTAATTTGCAAAACACAAACAAATAAATAACTTTGCACACATGAACACAGAAAAACGAGGCGGTAGGCGATCAGGTGCCGGGCGAAAGTCGATGTACGGCGAAGCCATGTCAACGATATCCTTCCGCGTTCCACTATCAGCTAAAGAGACCGTGCGCATGATGGTCCGCAATTATCTTTCGAGCTTGACGATTAAACAAAAGAAACACGAACCGGAACACGGTTGCTAAATACATACACACTATGCCAGACTACTTAGAGTACAAAGAACAGATGTGCTTAAAGCACTTCGGGATTGAGACAGTGAACACTGAACATCCGAATTTCTTAATTTATCTTAGAGACATGCAATATGCTCCAGCCAACAATGAGCCAATCCATGACGATGATGAAGAGCCCGAACTTGATTGGATAGACTTAGATTGCATGCGATATCATTCACGCAAAGATGACTAACCAAACCACGAGACTCAGAGCCGGCATGTTTGTCGACTCTGAGTACATGCGCGATCATTGCTACTTTGGATACTTAACCCATCCGGCACTTGAATACGACATTGCTGTTGGAATCACTATTGAAGATGTGCGCAAGTTCAGCAAGATTAACAAGATTGTTTTGAGCAAGGAGCGCGATGTTGAGTACAAGCTCGGCATCCTATTGCCAACCTCTGACAAAAGCGGCATTGAGGGCTTCACGGCAAAGGCTTTCATCGATGGTGGCCTGCATGACTTATTCATCTACCAATCGCAATACCAAGAGATTGTTGACCGAGGTTTCAGCATCAACATCACTCAGGAAGGTAAGATGTACGAAAATTTAGTAAATTTGTAAATTATGCCACTATTCCAAGGCGACAGCCAAGAGGTCATTTCGATGAATATCCGCAAGCTAATTGGCGAGGGATATTCACCGCAGCAAGCGCAGGCAATCGCACTGGCAGAGGCTGAGAAGTACCGCGCAAGACGCAGAAGGTAAACAACGACAAAACAGCGATGCCAAAGCCGGAAAACATAGAGCCGCATAAGTTTAAGAAAGGGCAGACAGGCAACCCTAATGGGAGACCGCGTAAGCTGCCAGAGCTCAGCAAGCTAATGGCTGACATCTTGGGGGATGAGAAGAACGGACTGAGCACAGCGGAGCGCATCCTTAAGGCGATTGAGGCCAAGGCATTACGTGGCGATATAAAGGCAGCTGAGATGCTTCTCGACCGAGGCTACGGCAAACCGAAGCAGACCAACGAGACCACGCTCAAGACTACCGAGCCGCTTGTGATCATCAAGACCAAAGAGGATGGCAATGCTTAAATCAATTGGCATCGGAGTGCTGTTCACCCTGTTTATGGTTGGGCTTGCGTACTGCTTGGTGCTGGTGCTTCGCCACATTATCGACTGCATGCCCGACCCGAATGATGAGGAGGATTAATGAACTTCGAACTCACTGGCAGGCAGACCACAGCATTCGAGGCAATTGAGTCAGGCACATACCGTGTCATCGTATTCGGTGGGGCCATAAGAGGCGGCAAAACGTATTGGCTGTTGCTAACCCTCAGCTACCTTGCCCTGCAATATCCACGCAGCCGGTGGGTGATTATTCGCCGCAGCCTGCCCGACCTGAAGCGCACAACCTTTCCATCCTTCAACTCGATACTTGACGATGGCGTTAACCAGTACGTTGAGAGCTGGAACCGCGACACGCAAGTGGTGACATTCATCAATGGCAGTGAGCTGCTGTTCATGGCCGAGAGCTTTGACGATGACAAAGACCTCAACCGCTTCAAGGGCCTCGAGGTGAATGGCGCGGGCTTGGATGAGGTGAATGAGCTGCAAGAGCAAACATTCTACAAGGTGCAAGAGCGCATCGGCAGTTGGAACAAGGCAATAGGCCAGCCTCCGATCGTGTGCCTGGCAACGTGCAACCCGGCCAACAACTGGGTGAAGTCAATCATTTACGAACGATACAAGGAGGGCACACTGCCCGAGCGCTGGACATTCATCCCGAGCAAGATTACCGATAACCCGCACATCCCAGCCGAGTACCTCGAGAGCCTGAAGGAGTTACCGCCCGTGCAGTACGCCCGCTTCGTGGAGGGCGATTGGGATGTCATGGACGATGTGGCGAATCCGTTCCTCTACGAGTGGGACGATGCTAAGCACATCGATGACAGCGTGCAGCTGAACCGCAACATGCCAGTGCACATCAGCGTGGACTTTAATATCAACCCGCTGTGCGCGCTTGTGATGCAGCACGTTGGCAGAGGCGCGGTGGTGGTGGATGAGATAAAGATTGAGAAGGGCAGCGTGGATGCGTTCTGCGATGCCGTGCTTGCGCTCGGCATCCCGATGGGCCTGATACGCATTACAGGCGATGCGATGGGTAAGGGTGGCACGGTTCAACAGCGTGATAACTCCAGCGCCTACACCATGATTAAGCGGCGGCTCGGCATGAGCGACAGCCAGTTCCTGATACCGGCTAACCCAACGCACTACAACAGCCGAATCGATTGCAACGCAGCACTACGCAAGTTGGATATCCGCGTGAACTCCAAGCGCTGCAAGGGATTCGTGTTCGATGCGAAGCAAGTGCAATGCGATGCGAATGGGTCCATCATAAAGACCAATCGAAAAAACATTGCCGAGCGTGCTGACTTTCTCGATTGTTTCCGTTACTTTGTAAACGCAATTCTAAAGCGATACTTATGAGCGTATGTTCACCTTGTTTCGATTCAGGCATCAGCGTTGCGGCTTGCAATGGCGGCATTCAGTTCGGCTATGTAACACCGGAAGAGTCTTACACCATAACCATAACGCACAACGCGACCAAGCGCATGCAGACATTCATCGCAACATCCGAACTGGATGGCACACTGATGATCGAGGGCGCGAAGATTGATGCGCTGCAAGGCTACACGATTCGACTGGATGGCTGCGCAAAGTTTACCATCTGCGAGGTTGAGTATGACTGCATCAGCTTCAGCGTAGTGAATAAGGACATCGTAACTGAGGAACCCGCTTTTGTAAACTTACTCGAATGCTTAGAATGCTAAAGAAACTTAAGAGCATCGCACACGGCTGGGCGCTGTGGGCGTTTGACACCAAGGAGAGCCGCGAGGTATCGAAGCCGCGCATGGAGATTTGCAAGACATGCCCCTATCGTATCAAGCTGACTGATACTTGCCGCGAATGCGGATGCTTCCTACCCGCCAAGACTCGAGTGCCTAATGAAACCTGCCCGCTGTTACGTTGGTGACATGATGACCGGCTTCATCTTAGTTAGCGCATTACAGCACAAGGATGAAGTGGACGAGCTGCTCGACAAGGATGAGCGCTGGCTTGACCTGATTATTAACACAAATGACATCAGCGTGGTGTATGAGGATGAAAGCGCAGAGCGGACATACATCAGCTTAATCAGCAACGACAAAGAGATTACCACAAAGAACACACTGGATGAGATTATTCAAAAGATTAGGCGAGCGACTGCGATCAACATTTACTCGCAGTAAGAAGCAGAAGCCATTGCGCCCGATGGTTGAGTTATTCAAACACGAAGGGCATACCTACTATAGATTCCCGAAGGAACTCAACCTACCACTCGAAAGGTTCTCCATGAGCATGAGCCTTATGGAGCGCATCAGCTCTGGGCTATCGGGCAGCGAGATGGAGCGCATACTTAGCGGCATGGAGAAAGCATTGAGTGCTGGCTTGAGCAATCCAAAGAACGCAGCCGTAGTGGCTGGCTATATCCACGTTATACGCGAGCGGCAAGATACAGTCATCCATCGAGACCTATTGCTTAACCTTGCTGCGACATGGGTGGTGCTTGACGATGAAGACCCAGGCGTTATTGACCCGACTATCCACAATAAGAAACTTGAATTATTCGAAGCGATGTGCAAGGAGGCTTCGCACGATTTTTTTACTCGCTTGGATATCGCTCCGCTGATGCCATTGTTAACTATGTCTCCACAAGACTTTCAGATATTGTGGGAGTACAACGTGGAGGAACAGCGAAAGCTGACACAAGCGCTCAAGCATCTCAATACTCACCTCGATACCGGGCGAAAAAAGTAGTCGATGACCTAAGGGCTCAAGTGATGGATTTGTGCGCTGGCAACATCGTTGAGTTCAATACTCTTATGGCTTCCGATGTTTCAACTTATTTGCTTAAATTTGAGCTGTTCATAAAACAGCAAAAAAATGGCATCAGCAAAGGTTGAGATTATCTACGAAGCCGAAGCATCCAGCCTCAAGGCAACGGTCAATGAAGTAATCAAGGCCAATGATGCGATTGTTACCGATACCAAGGAAACAACGAAGGAGGTCAGCGATGAATACAAGAAGATTGGAGCCTCCGCTTCCGCTGCCTTTGGTGGCACTCAAGTAAAGGCCGCACTCGATCAGCTCAACAAAGAATCGGATAAGCTAACGGCGAACCTCAAGGAGTTGCAGAAAGAGCAGATACTACTTGTCGGCTCAGGCAATAAACTTACCAAGTCTTATCAGGATAACATCAAAGCACAGGCTGCGCTTAAGAGTCAGATAAGCCAAGTCAATCAGGAGCAAGCCGAATTGAATCGCACCTTCGGCCAGACCGAGGAAAAGCAAAAGACATTGACCGGGCAATTGCGTGGACTCAAGCAAGAGCTCGCGTTACTCGAAGAGCAGGGCAAGGATAACACTGATGAGTTCAATAAGTTGTTATTCACAGCGGCAAAGCTCGAGGACCAAATCGGAGATACGCGCGAGCGAGTGCGTGTGCTTGCATCTGACACGTTCAAGTTCGATGCGGCGGTAGGCGCAACGCAAGCGCTAGCATCAGGCTTCGAGGTGGCGCAAGGTGCGGCGGCTTTGTTCGGTTCTGAGGGCAAGGAGCTTCAGGAAGTGATTGCTAAGACAACGGCAGTGACTGCCATCGCTAACGGCGTGAATGACTTGGCTAATCAAATCACTGGGCAAGGTCCGCTCAAGCTTGCGCTGTATGCTGCCGGGCAAAAGGCTGTTGCTGTTGCCACTGCGATTAGCACCGGAGCGATAAGTGCATTCAGAGTGGCATTGGCTGCGACTGGCATTGGTTTGTTCATCACTGGCGTTGCTTTGCTTGTAACCAAGTTACAAGATGCAGCAGCAAATCAGGCATCACTTAATCGCAGCTTGGAGTTATCTAAGGCCGCTGCTGAAAATTCAAAGAAAGCAATTGAAGAATTAAGGAATGCACAACTTGATTCAGCTACCAGAACATTAATTGCAACGGGTCAATTAAGCCAAGCAGAGGCTGACAGACTTGAAAGTATAAAAGGTATAAGAAAGCAAGTAGATGAAAACATAAATGTAGAACTTGCAGCTCAAACAAAGCTAATTTTAGAAAAGCAAAAATTAGAACAAAGGCTTGCTGTATTCAAAGACGCAGTTGATGGCGATGTAATTAGAAAGCAAAGAAAGAATATACAAGACCAGATTGACAACCAAGAGGCTGAGATTAAGAAGAGCCAAGAGAATATTAGACAAATTAGGCAAGCAGGCTTGTTAAGTGAAGCTCAGTTTAATCAGGCGTTAAGAAGCGAAGAATCAGCTAAGGACAGAGATGAAGCACAGAAGCTTGCAGATGACAGAAAGAAGGCGGCAGATGATGCAGCCAAGGCAGAGATTGAAGCAAGGAATGCAGCGAGAGAGAAGCTAAGACAGTTGGAGCTTGAAGCACTTGCCAGCCAGTTGGATGAACGTGAAAAGATTTTAAGCGATAGCAACACCAAGATTGCAGAACTTGAAGCTACATTCGCTGAAGCAAAGTTTGCAAAGGGCAGCGAGCAAGAGCGGCAATTGCAAACATCAATTAACTTAATCAAGGAAGATGCAACCAAGCAGATTGCTGAGATTGACAAAAAGGCCGCAGAAGATAAAGCTGCAAGGGATAAGGAAGCCGCTGAGAAGTTAGCCGCAGAAACATTGCGCATCAGGGTTCAAGGTTTGAACGATGAAATCAGCTTATTGAAAGCGGCAGAGATTAATGAGGGCACATCGCTCGATCGACGCATCAAGCTGATTGAGAAAGATGGTGAGAAGCGCATTGCTGAGGCTGAAGGCAATGCAGCAACCATCAAGCTGATAAATGCGCAAACCGAAGAAGCCATTCGCGATGAACGCAAGAAGTCAACTGATGAAGCAATCGACCAAGCGTTTGAGATTGCAAGTGCTTCGGCTGATGCGCTTGATAGTATCTTGAAGTTTCAAAGCCAGCTAACCGAGAACCGAATTGCTGAGATACAAAGCACCAGCGAAAAGGAACTCGAAGCGATTAACAGCTCACTCGAAAGCGAAGTAGTTAAAGCCAACAAACGCGAGGCATTGGAGAAGCGCACACAATCGAAGATAGCAGCCGAAAAGCAAAAGCAAGCGCGTCAAGAGAAGGCATTGAATATCTTCCGAGCAACCATTGACACGGCTGCATCAATTGTTAAGACAGGGGCGCAGCTCGGTTATCCCGCAGCGCTTCCATTCCAAATCCTTGCCGGTATTGTTGGAGCTGCTAACATCGCCGCAATCGCAGCACAGCCATTGCCTAAGTTCAAGAAGGGTGGTATGGTAGGCGGACGCAGCCATGAAGCGGGTGGCACATTGATTGAAGCAGAGCGTGGGGAGTACGTGGTAAATAAGAACTCAGTGATGCGCAACCGCCGTGAACTGGATGCGATTAACACATCGAGCGCAGCATTCAAGCGATTAATCGATGAGCGTTACGTGCGCCCTGCCATACTAAGCTATGCGATGAATAACAAGCGCGACGGCATAACTGTTAATGCTTCGCTGAATAGCAAGTCGATGGAGAAAGAGCTCAAGGGATTGCGAAAGGACATGCGCAATAAGAACACCATTGTAAACATTAACGGCGGGGATTCGCGATACACATGGCAGTAGAAATAAAGTTTTTAATTGACAATCTCGACCGAGGCCAGCCGCTTAACCCTGAGGACTTCGGCATTAACATTACCACGGACGATAACATCGGAGCCCGCATTGTTTCATTCGATAATGAGTTAACTTTTGGTGGTGATGTATTCACTTATCTATACACTAAGCTCGAGACTTCAGGGTATTGTGAGTTGGTGCGCGTGAGCGTGCAATATCTTTGCAACTCGGGTACCTGGGAGAAGTTAGTCGATGGCTACATCATTGTAACCGAATCGAACTTTCTGCTTGATAGGTGTCAAGTAAAGACGAAGCTCTACGATGAAACCTTCAGCACGAAGATAAACAACAACAAGTCTATCCCATTCTCGCTGTCCTTATCCGCATCAAAGAACGGCACAGCCATAATTCCGCCAGTGATGCGGAGACTTGACATATTCAACCCGGCCACCGGAACCTATGAAGCGCAATTCGCATACGGATATGCGCTTTACGATGTGTTCCAGCATTTGATTAACTGCATGAGCGATGGGTTAGTGGACTTTGCTTCAAACTTTTTCTCATACTTTTATCCTGATTCGAGCTTACCAGTATACACGCAGGGCAATGTCCTAAGACAGCGACAGCCATTCGAGATGACTGCGACATTCGAGAAACTATATCTCGCAATGAAGCAAAAGCTAAACCTCGGCATCGGCTTCGAGAAGCAAGCGAATGGCAGACCATTGCTACGAATCGAGCCGATTGCATACTTCCAGCAATCGGGCGCATCGGCTAACCTTTACGATCAGCCGGAAATTGAGATGAAGTTCGACACCACACGGCTCTATGCCGCTGTGGACTTTGGCTCTGACCCATTCCTCGAACAAGCTGAGTGCGATGGTGGAAATACTGCATGCACGTTTGTGCAAACGCCATTCAGAGGATTCAGGATTGAGACATTCGGATTCATTGGCGAATGCAATACATCGAACGTGCTGAACTTGAAAAGCGGCGATATCATATTCGATGCGAATGTGATTGAGGATGTGATTCGCTTTGCATCGCCCAGCCATGACCTAAGCAACTTCATCATTCAGTCAAGCTATGACAATACCTTTGCAGCGAATGGATTTATAGCGAATAAGTATGACCCTTACTCGATTGGGCAAACCGTATACAACGGATTGTACACGAACATCAATGTCTCAGCTAATTGGTTGAGTGGTTACCCTAACAGCCTATTCAGCTTCTTGAATGCGCCATTCACGCCAGCACAAGCGGCATGTGAGGTTAGGATAGGCGCGTTTCCGTTTCCGGTATTTGATGCAAATGACAACGCGGTTGAAAATTACTTTGGATGGAACGGAGCTTATATTCAGTTTACCAATCAATTCAATGACCCGAACAACTTGTATGCAGGCGATTCTTATGTATGCCCTTATGCGGGTGTTTACACGATAACGCTTCAGCTGATTCGAGACTCAGGTGCTGACCCAACTGTCGGCAATGTCGTAAACTTTTGCTCAATCGTTCGCCGCGATGCTAACGATACATTCATTGCTGAGGTGCCATCGTTCCCGCCGATTACGCAAACATATCCATCATTCTCGCTGGTAACTGTTACCACTACATTCGTCTGCAATCAGGGCGATAAGATAAGCGCAAACTTCTACGCACAAGTGCAGAACGGCACCAACATTCCGATAAGGATTACGAATACTTTTAGCGGGCAAAACAGCTTCTTGGACATTACAGCCGTACCGCTTAACGCCAACAACCCCGACCAAGACCTCGACCCTGTCAATATCGACGATGTGCAAGCCTACCTTTACAAGTTCAAGCGACCGCTATCGATGGCAGAGATTAACGCCATAACATCGGAGACATCCAAGCCGATACAACTCGGGCGTAGGGATGACAGCGTTGCCGTGATTGATACCTACATAAAGAACATTCAGATTGAGTCAGTGATGCGCAAGGCCGCGCAATTCGAACTACGTTCAAACAAACTACTTCCATGAGTTATACATCGATACCCAACCAACCGATAATATTTAGCAGCACATTGCCCGAGGTATGCGAGGGATGCGGCTCTGAGTTCGCGCAGCTTGCCGACTTCAACGATCAATTGTTCTGGCAACTCGAAGCAGGCGAGTGCGGATACTTGCGATTCAATGAAATTATAGTTGTCAATGATGCGAATGTTGATGGCTTTAATATAACCTTTCCCGGCAGTAATGACGATACCGCGCTGGTTGCATATACCTTCTTCAAGTTCATCAACTGCCTCGAGTATAAGCTAACCATCACCATAAATCCCGGCTCGATTGGTACTTTAATCGTTGGCTTCACTAACGGCGATACGGTTAATATCAGTGCTGTGGGTACGCACACGATTTATCTCAAGGCTCTCGATATCCCTGCAAATAACAACAGCAACATTCAGGATTTACTTATTGCCACTAACACAACCGTGCAAGAGTTCATTGGCACCGTTACCATTGATGACTTCCAGCCGAATTGCAATGGCGCATTATTCGCGGGCATCGTTGATGCTACAACGCTGGCTGTGGTGCAAGTGCTCGACCCAGTGCTCACAACAAAAGACCAATATCTCACGGCGGGCATTGCCTTGGCTGATTACGGCTTTGATGCTGGCTGCTATCGGTTAGCGATTGCCGACTTTTGTACCAACACATGTGGGCAGTATTACATTTACAATCCTTACTTCAACGATTGGGGTGGGTGCATCGATTGCCCGCCGCTTGGCTGGAGTAGCGTTTCGGTAACTGGCAGCGATACTTGGAACATCGGCGGCGGCGAGGCGCAGATTGACCTGACGGTGTTAGGCAATGCCACGAGCCTTGAGTCGATTACCGAGCTATGCGAGGACACGGATTACTATGTGACCATTGAAGTGGATTCGATTGTCAATGCACGGCTACGGCTTCAGGTGGATGGGGTTAACTACGCCACAGCCATAAGCACAGCGGGCACTTATAACTTCACTATAACGGTAACGCAGAGCGGAGCATTGAGCCTACTCGGTTCGCAGTTTGGTGCTTCGCTCGATGGCGAGATAACGGTTACGCGCATCACAGTGCGAGCTGATAAGAACTGGGCGAAGTATGACAAGTACAGCGACCTGATTCAGATTGGTGACTTCACCGATGAATGCCGCTTTTTTAAGATTGAAGGCTGCAATGGCGAGAACCAATTCGGGCTCGGCTTCAGCGGCACATCATTTCTTCCAGGCATCCGATTGGAAGGTCGCAGATTTCAACCGCAATACGATACCGATACCGACCTCTTCAGATACGCATCGGGAAGATGGCAGGCGAGCTTTGTAGACCGCAAAAAGAAACTCAGCTACCACTTCGGGCGCTTGCCTGAGTATGTGCTCGACTTCCTCTCGATTGTATTCTATTTCGATAACTGCTATGTGAATGGTGAGCTATCCTTCCCAGCGGACAATGAATTCCCAACGATTGAATACGATAATGCCGATGACCTTGGCAGCTTGACAATCGAGCTGTATAAGAAGCTCGATAAGGTGCGTAAGACGGTCTGTGTTGGCGTGGATGCTGACTGCCTACCTTCGATATTGGATAACGCAGATGAGCCGTTTATACTAACACAGGATAACGAGCGCATCACAACGGAGAACTTCATTAACTTGTATCAGGAATAAATTGTATATTTGCAGTACATCATAGGAACGTAGGGGTTATGCCGTCCTATTCAACAGGCTGACAATAATTAAATCTCTACTACTATGGCTTGTGTAAGCTACTGCGACTCTTCGCTACTTGACCACAACTTAGTAAACTGCAATGAATACAAGCTCGGCGGCGTGTCTGCTATCCTTGTGGGTGCATGCGGTACCGAATTAGTAAACCCTTCAGACGAGGTTGAGGTTCAGGCATTAATTGATGCCGGAACTGCGAAGCTCATTGAAGACATCCGATTCGCGTTGCCTGCTGGCTCACCTGTGACAGTTGACAGCCCGATCGGCTGCGGTACTCCTATTCGTATCAACGAAGACCGTACTGCAACCTTGTACGATGCAAACGTGACCGATGAGAACAATACTTTCTGGAATGATGTTAACAACCGCCGTATCGCATGGGTGCTCGCATTCATGTGCGATAGCGGAAAGGTGATTTACATCAATCCTCCGGTTGGTATTACCACATCGGCGAACTTCATCTTGCCGGAGCAAAATAACGAATTGCAGCGTTACGAAGTTACGTTCTCATGGCGTGACAAGAATATCCCAGCACAATACGATGCTCCTGCTGGCATCTTTGGATAATGGATATTCAAACCACAAATCAAAGCGGCAAGCCTACCTCGAGCGGGGTGGTGCTTGTTGCTTTTGGTAAGCCTCAGTATTACTGGGCTGCTTATAACTTAGCGTATTCGATTAAGCGATTCAACAAGGATTTGCAGATTGCGCTAATCAGCGATAGCAAGGACAGGGCCTTGTACTATTGCCATGACTTGACAAACCAAATCGATGTGTATGTTGACTTGCCCGAGCAGCACATATACACGAATAAGAAACTTGACCCCGGCAAGGCGAAGGTATTGCTCTTTGATTACTTGCCGTTCCATTACAACCTCTACCTCGATGTCGATGCTGTATGCCTTAAGGATTTGCAGCCTCTAATCGACCAGCTGATTGCGAACGATGCAAAGTATGCCACGCGAGTTGTGGGTGAGCATACCATCGACCAAGGCCGCGATTTCAAGGAGATGCAATGGGCGTGGGCTGACCAACTATGGCAGCACTTTGGATTGACGAAAGCCGACAAGATTTATGCGATAAACAGCTCAATCCAGTTCATTGAGAAGTGCCCAGAGGCCGAAGCGATTTACCGCACAGCTGCCGACCTTTACCTCAACAATCCGATGCCGATTAACAAGCTCCGCATGAAATGGGGTGGCGGGCAACCCGATGAGCTTTACTTCAATGTGTCATTCGGCAAGAATAACTTCAAGCCGTATGAGATTGATGCTATCTGCTTTCAGATGAATCGTGAGTTCAGCTATGCGCAAATCGAGGAAAGGTTCTACCTGATGAGCTACTATGGTGGCAAAGGATTCACACCGACCTTTTACATCGAATGGCTCGATAGGAAACTTAAAGCATGGATGCAACAGGACGGCATCCAGCACAAATACTTCATTCACCGAATTACAGACCATAAGCATGCAGACCCTAAGCGATAAGCCAAAGAGAGGCAGACCTAAAAAGATTGTAACAACTGCCACATTCAACGAAGTGGCGCGCCACGGATGGAACAGCGAGCCCGATGTATGTCAGTTCATTGGCTCACTTATCAAGATGAACAATTCAGCGAACGTGCTCGAGATTGGCGTTTTCGAAGGCGAGACAGCCGTTAAAATGATTGAAGCCATGCCATACGGTGGCAAGTACACAGGCATCGACATTAACAACTATCTTAAGCATGACCTCAAATCCTTCGGCACTGATGTTGAGTTTATACTCGGCGAATCCATAACATTGCTCAAAGGCTATCCGGCAAATCACTTCGATTTTATATTCGTGGATGGAGACCACAGCTGGGAGAATATATTGCCCGAGTTCAAAGAGGTTGAGCGCGTGCTTGCCAATGGTGGCATCGTTGCCTATCATGACACGATTCATATTGCTGATGTCAAGAAGCTGATGGAGTACGCAGCGCATTATAACTACAATGTGATTACGCTCAACACATCCGAGGGGCGTGGCCTTTCGCTAATTCAGAAACCATGAAAGCACTAACCTTCTGCCGCTCTAAGTCATGCGGCTCGCACATCATAAACCAACCAACTACTAAAGTAACTGCGTAATGGCACTAACCATAGATGACATTGATAAGATTGTCAATAGGTTCGCAATGCTGCACAAGGGCTGGGAAGCCGCAGCAATGAAGACACCTATCAATCCAATCACCAAGCAGCGCACAGGCGTGAGTCAATATCCTGAGTATTGGCCGGGGTATAACTATGCCGCTAAGATGTATGACAGCATCTTGCCGCATACCCGGCCTGACATTTACCCGGCACACTTGCTCTCTGTGCGCGCACCTAACCAAACCGATGCACAGGCTGAGTACATCCGAGCGAACTACAAGCCTACAACGCTGAGTGTGTTCGAGGATTTCAAAGCCACGATAAGCCGTGCGTTTGCGGACCAAAATTGGAGCATCCGATACAGCCCCGAGCTCGAGCCAATCTTTGGCGAAGATACCTTCCAGCGCTACGTGAACCAAGAGATTGAACGCTTCGGCTCTTTGGAAGCATTCGTTAAGACGATGCTGCCAACGCTGAAGCTAATCGACCCGAATGGCATTATCGCAATCGAGCCCGAAGATATTGACACCATCGAGAACGAGCAAGGCGAAGAGGTAGTGAGCAACGAGCTGATAAGACCGATGCCTGAATACTACTCATGCAAGAGCATTGTCGGGCAAGATTATGGCGAGTATTACATGGTCATTACCGATGACTATTCAAAGGTCCGCAACGGCAGCAAGGAAGAGAAGAGCGGCATCGTGTTGGAGATTTATGACACGATGAATATCTGGAAGGTTTACCAAATCGGTAAAAAATCGGACTACACATTCAGCGAACCCGAGCTCTACTATTCGCACAACCTCGGCTATGTGCCAGCGCAAAAGCTACAAGGGATGCCGCAGCTTATCGGTGGCGAGATAAACTTCCAGTCACCATTCATCACAGCCGTGCCATTGCTCGACCAGGTGATTCTCGATGAAAGTTATTTGCAAATCAGCAAAGCCACAAGCGCGTTTCCTTTTATGGTGGCGCTGGGTGAGATTTGCGAGTTTACCGATCGCGAAGGTAACAAGTGTCAGGATGGCCAAATCTTTGACCCCATCAATGGCGGCTACCGTACTTGCTCCAGCTGTAATGGCTCGGGTGTTAAGAGCCGATTCAGCCCAACAGGGATGCTACTGATTAAGCCTAAGACAGCATTGAGCGAAGGAGACAGCGCACTCAGTGGCGAGTACCTGAAGTTTGTGAGCCCACCAATGGACACGCTGAACTTCCTCCGCACAGAGATTGAGCAGCAAATGGCAAAGGCTCGCAGGATATTGCACTTGCCAAGCTCAGACGAAAGCGGAACCATCGGCGAAGCATCGACAGCCACAGGCTCATTGAATAAGCTACGTGCGCTCTATGCGTTTATCAAGCCTATTTCAGACCAGCTATTCAACCTTTACGAGTTCTGCTTGGTGACGATGGGGCGCATGCGTTACGGCGAAAACTTTGGCGGGGTGAATCTTGTGTACCCGACCAGCTTCGACATCAGCACCCCGAGCGATTACTTAGCTGTAATCAGCGAAGGCGTGAAGGCAGGCGTACCGCCATCGATTACCTTCAGCAATGTCTATAACTACATCAAGGCAATTCACTACACCGATGAAGAGACAAGTGCTGTTTATGACCTTATCCTGAATGCTGATGAATTGCTACTGATGAGCTCGGCAGATATTGCCCTGCGCGTTGCTAATGGCACCATCGAGAAGTACCAAGATGTAATCCATCACAGCGCACCTCAGCTAATCATGGAGCTTATTCGCAATCACATCCCGACTGAAGGTGCTCAGCGCTTCATCGACTTACCGATG